CACCGCTTTGGTAGCCTTTACGTCAAGGACGACTAAATGTATAATCACTTTTAATAGTTGATTGTATTTGTTGACGTAATAGTTCACGCCAGTTCATTTTAGGTTCAGTAAGCTCTTTAATCATACGCTGTACGCCTGCAGGTGTATTACCCGCTCCGGCGCTTTGCGCACTAGCAATCATTGCTTCTTTTACTTCGTCACGTATTTGATCCATTTCGGCTTTACTATACTTAGGGCGACTACTTTTACCGTCTTTGCCCTGTCCGTTGCCTTCGTCACCGTCTTCGCCTTCTAAGTCTAAATGTTCGTCTAACATTTCTCCTAGTTGTTTTACAAACTCTTCACCATTCTTTTTAGCTTCGTCAAATAGTTCGTCGTATACAGCTTCTGATGTCCAACCTTCGTATTTGAAGTCTTGATAACAATCGATAAAGCTAGGCTTAGTACCAATTCGATCACGTACAAGTAAATTGTTTACAATATAGTCTGCGGCAATGTTGTAAAGCATAGGATTACGTTCTTCACGTCTGCCTAAGTGATCAAATACCATATGTAAAATTTCGTGTGCAATAACAAACTCAATTTCTTTATTGTTCATTGCATTAAAAAACTGAGTGTTAAAATATAAGTTACGTCCGTCTACAGCCGCAGTCATCAACCAGTCATCGGCAGCAATAATCTTTAGACGTGTTGCCATATTACCAAAGAACGGATGTCTTAATAACAGTCCTACTCGAGCAGTAATGATACGATCGAGCACATCTTTCTGCATCGTTTCGAGTTGATCTTCGGTGATATCAGGATCAGGAGCCCAGTGTTTTAGTTTAGTTTGAGTATCTTTTGCAGACATTTGCATTGCTACGTATGATGGTAAAAAGTCTAACATTGTTTGCCCTTTATTACTTATAATGTTATTATAACACACTTATAACATTTGTCAAGCTGATTGTGCTGCCTTAATGTACTTACCATATTTTTCGTGGAATTCGTCAAAACACTCTACTTCGTCTGGATCAATTGGAAGAGCATACTGCGTAAGAGCAAGTTTAATACCCATAACAACTAATTCTGTTTCAAAGTTATCCATAGCAAAACGTAGGAAGTTATTAACTTTTGAATCAAACTTCTTATCGTTTGAATCTGCTGATTCTTTTAATTCATAACATAGACTTACTGTAAGAGAATATTTTGCACTAATTTCATCTGTCTTTAGTTCTTTTACTTTGCCTGCTAGAATGTCAGTTGGGTTAGGCATACTGGACGCAACTTTACGGTGTGCCATAAACTTCACTGCAAGACCTTCGCCTACAGCGCCTGCAACTAAATCTGTTGTTGTACCGGCATCTAACTCGTCGTCTAGCAGTTCACTAACAAACGACCACGAACGAGGTGTTGCAAACGAACGTGATGCACTTTTAGGATCAAAATCGTAAAGATCCTGTTTTGCAAATTGTAGGTAACCAACAACGTCGGTATTAATTTTATTATCAACTGCCCAGTTAAACCAGTCATCAAATGCAACACCCATTTCAATGTGTATGAAACGATTAGCTAACGGAGCAGGCATTCTGTATGTAACACCTTTGTCAGCTTCACGGTTACCTGCTGCAATTATAGTAACATTGTCTGGAAGCTTATATGTTCCAACTTTACGATTAAGAATTAACTGGTATGCTGCCGCTTGTACGCTAGGCGCTGCTGAGTTCATCTCGTCTAAGAATAGTGTAATGTGATCGAACTGTGCTGCAAATTCTTCTGTTGGAAGTTCGCTAGGTGCACCCCAGACCATTGTACCTGAGTTGCTGTCAAAGTATGGAATACCTTTAATATCTGTAGGTTCCCATAATGACAAGCGAATGTCGATTAAGTGTGAATTTGTAAAACTATTTGTAATTTGTGCTACAATATCAGATTTACCAATGCCTGGAGGCCCCCAAAGAAAAATTGGACGTTTCTTTTTCATTGCAACACGCAATGCATTTTTTGATTTACTTGGACTAAGTGTACGTGCTTCAGACATAATCTATTCCTTATATGTTACCCTATACAATTAATATAACACAAGTACTGTAGAAGTCAACCTTTTTTCTTTAACTTTATACTAAAACTTCCAGGATTATGTTTTGTCTGAACACATTCTCGTACACGTGGATGATTGCTTGCCCATATCGGTAACTCACGCATCATAGCACCTTGTCCGGTTATTACGTGGCATTTTTTATAACCTAAGAAATAAGCTTCATTTATTCTTTGATTAAATTGTTGCCATCCGTTATGAATATAATATCCGTGTAAGTCAATCCGCATCTTTTTTCTGACGTGATAGTGCTTTTGTTAATCCGTACTTGCGCAAGTCTCCGCTAAAAAGAGTAAGTTCGACAGCTTTCTTTTCGTTTGTAACCGTTATACTTCTATTTGTTAAAAAATACGGACAATCAATAAATTGATCTAAAAAAATTATTACCTGAGTAGTAAGGGGCATGTCCTTTGGATAAGGCACATCATACACTGCTATTTCTATTTGACTGAGCATTTGATAGCCTTCTTCGGTTAATCTTAACCCGCCTACATCTTTTGCTCTAGTATTTTGCCACCAAATAGGCATATACTGTTTTATATTAGGTTCAGTTAATGCCATACCTAATTGTTTTAAGAATATTTTAGTATATGTTTCTTTCCAGTTCATTATTCTATAAGTTCGCCAGTAGAAAGTTTGTATACTGCAAACTCTTCACTTTTAAACGTATCATTTAACTTTTTTGCAAGATTATGTGCGTGACCCGGGTTTGAAAAACTAACTTTCTTATATTTTGGACCTGGATAACTTGTTAACGCATTAGAACTTTTAAGATTAAAAGGCTTACCTTGATAGAACACTGCCCAAATTGCATTAGCTTCTAAAATTTGTTCACATTTATAAGTTTTATTATTTACATGTTCTAATAATATGTTCGGCTTTGGTCTACTCATATGCGTGATCCTTTTAATTAACTACGCATATATTTATCTTTTTTAACAGTTATCTACGCACTTAAAACTTAGATCCGCCATCTAAATTAATTTGTATAACTTCATCATTAGAATTTTTAGATTCTGCAACAAGTTTTTCTAAGTCGCCGTGCATTCTGCTCATTACAATACCTAAAGCAAAAGCAAGATTTTTTGCTGCATTGATTTCTAGCTTAACTTCTTTTGCTCTACTTGCATCTGCTGACTTTACTTGTTGTAAAAATTGTTGTAAGGGTATAGTGTTTAATGGTTCTATTTTAGACACGTGATAACTCCTGCCGCATTTCTAACTCAGTTTTAAATGGCCCTCTATACTCATAGCGTTCAACAGTAATCAGTTTAGGACAAAAACTCTTAACCCAACCCTTTTCAAAACGAATAATATAATACCCTGCACAATAAAGACTTTTACTTTTATTACTTTTTGTAAATAAAGGCAATTTGCGTTTTATATCGTACATGCTATTGTAAGGTATAACACTTGTTGAAAAGTTATATATCTCTTTATTAGAGTCTATTGTATGTTCAGTATCTTCTGTAATACTAATGTCTAACCCAAAGGTATTTTTAATCTCTTTTTTATTCTCAAAAAATAATGTTTTATTTTTGCCAGAAAACATATATCTATCATCGCCCCAAGACAATGTTCCGATATTATTTCCTTCTTCTTCTAAGATCCAAAATTTATCTTTTAGGATTGTTTTTGCTTTCATTTAATATACCTCGCAGATAACGGTGTAGAATATAAAGCAGCTTGATCTGCAATACGCTGCATATCCCATTTAGCACAAAATTTCATTAATCGCATGCCAACTTGTGTAATATTTTTACCTTCAACTGATTGAATAACATTATCAATTTCTGTACGAATATGCTCAGGTTGTGCAGTTAAATCACATAGTGTAACATTACGTGTGTAATCATCTAACACACGATGCTCTGCACCTTCATGATCTACCCAACGCTGTAGCATCATGTTGTTCCAGTTGTAGCCTTTTGTACTCTTATCTTCAAATGCTTCAATCAGTCCAACTTTGTTTTTTGTGCCTTTTTTTCTAACACCTGGATAGGCGCTAAACACATTGTCACTAGTGTCGCCACGCATACACTTTTCAAACAACATGAATTCAGGCTCTGGAGCAGGCTTTGGCTCTCCTGTCTTCTTATCCAGCACGGGTTTGCCTTTGTCATCAAAATATCCTTCTACTGTAATAGTAGTATTACTTACCCCATTGTACTGCCTACAATTAGGCGCAATAAGTTGTGCAAAGTCACCGTCAGTGCTAATAATAACATGATTATCGTTAGGATGATTTTGCACCCAGCCAGCAATAAGATCGTCTGCTTCTAGTACAGGGTTTTGTATTACAGTACAATTAGTTTTTTCATATAGAAAATTCTTAAACTCGTCAAAGATTTCAAAGAACACTTTATCTTCTTCTGCTTGCACAGGAGTCATTGCATCTCTATGTTCTTTACGATTGCGTTTGTAAGGCTCATAAAAGTCTTTACGCCAGCTACGACCTTCTAAACAAAACACAACATGATCTGCATCAAAGTCTTGCCATGCTTTCTTAACACTATTAAGTGTAATATGTAATGCCATACCTACTTTAGTATCAATGTCTCCACGTACAACATGTCGAGCTCGAAAGAAGGTATTAAGTGTATCTACCAGGATATAAGTTGCCATTAGTTTGCCTTTGTGTAATTTATAATAATACTATAGCACCGAATCTGGCTTGTGTCAAGCATTATCAATCCCATAAATTTTCGTAGTATTTGCCAAACAATATAAATGCATTTGTAAGACGTTCTTCTGTTTCTTTCATGCAGGACTTGCATACCGCGTCACCAAAGTTTGAACATTTATCACCACACATATCTCCAGCATCCATTTCTTTTGACTTGTGTCCGAACGCCCAAATCATTTCATCTAGTATTTTGTTCCAACTTTCTTCAGTAAGGCCGCTAGGATATCCATGTGCAGTTTCTTTGAGTTGTACAAGCATAGGATGAATAATCATAGCGAGAGTACAATCCATACTATATGTATCGTGCGGTTCTATTTCAACTCTTGTAGCACGATTTTTACGATATGGTCCTATGTGTACTTTCATGATATCTCACTTTTACCTTTATCAATAGGTACAACATTAATATATCCTGCACCTCTGTCGGTTGCATCAATGCCTTCTTCTTCAAGCATACCGTATACAATATCACGGAACCATCTGTCAACAATTTCTTCATCAGGATCGTTTTTAACACCGTATCCGTTGTCAATTAGTTCTTTAATAAAGTATTCGTTCCAATCAAGTTCAAAGAAGCCATTACGAATATTATCTTTATTAACTTTCATATCAAGTACATTTACCCAAGGCTCTTTTTTGCGTGTGTGATATACTTTAGGATCACGCTGTTTTAGAAGAGCAAGTTCCTGTTCTTCTAGAAGCGCCTTTTCAGCAGCAATTGCTTCTTCTTTAGCAGTAATGCCAGTAATATTTTTTAAGAATTTTTTCATAAGTGTTTCCTTAATTTTTCATAATCAATCGGCGCTTCCATTGCTCTACGTAATTGCTCGTTTTCTTTAAGTTCCCCAGGCATTTCCGAATAAGGAGATATGTAATCTTGGGGTGAATCGCCATCCTTCTGCCATACAGGCTTCCGCCACGTCTTTAACATTGAGGGAATACTCTTCACTGCGTCCACCCATTGGCATAAGATATACTGGACATTGTACCCCGGCATCTTGGTAAGCACTAACAGCTTTTTTAACTTCATCAAAGTCTTCATTAGTAGCCACAACTAACTTAAGATAAAGATCGCTACCGTTAACCCGAGTATACTCACGAGCAACATCAGGCTTGATAGCAGTTTCCCAAGGTTTTC